AGGATAAATTGCCGATGTCACGAAATCCTTGTCATTGAAGGCTATGAACCGCAGCTACGCAGGACGAGAAGCGAAGGCGTGATACCGTATCAAAACTACACAGAATGGAAGGAAGGGCTGAACGCTAGAGGAAGGAGCGCGTGAATTGTGCCATGATGCTTGTTACAATGCTACAAAGTGAAACAATGGGACAAAACTACCTTGAAACCGGAACCGGAATACTATCGCATTGCCTTACTCATAGTACAAAACGCAGACACATTGAAAGCAACCGTAGACAGTTTGACGACACTTGGCAGGAATCATGGTAAACCTTGACGCTTCACTTGAATGGCTCAAAGCCGAACTACGCAAGAAGGCCGCGCTAAAGTCGTACGGTGATATTACGCTATCGTTCAAGCTAACTGAAGGCCAGATAACGGATATACGCAAGGAAAGCGCGGAGACTGAACATTACGCGGCTAGGCGGGATTAGCTTTGCGCTATGGACGGCATCGCTAGTATTGATTCAGTAAGTGCGTTCTTTTTTCTTGCATCTCTGATTGATCTGGTTGCAACACGAATATTTTTTCCGCCCTTAATCTTTACAAGGCTATATTCTTCGCCCCATTCAATAAGAGTTCCATCTTTTACAGACATAGAAAAAGAATTATTAAACAGCCTTTGAGATACATAGGTTACTTTTGTTCCTGATTCTATCATTGGTATTCTCCTTGTCCTATATTATTATTGAAAGATTCCCGTACGCCACTCTTCGAACTTTGTTCTGTTTTCCAGGTTGAATTTTTCCCACAATGAAATATATTTAAGTGTGTTTTTAACCTCGGCTGGTCCCAGTTCAAATGGATGCAGTCTTTGCATCGGAGGCAATAGCTCGTTCATTTTGTTTATTTGATAATAATCGTTTAGAACGTGGCGAAGGGTGGCATCACACATCTCTATGAGGCCGTATGGCTCAAATAGCGGCATTGAACCATCTGGAGCAATGAGGCTGTCTTGCCAAGAAACTTCGGGGAAAATGAAATATTCAGGCTGTGCAAAATGTATTAGAGCAAAATTAGGATCGCTTGTTATTTCCATACCAGGTCTTTTGCTATGGAAAGCCCATACATCCATAGGCGTTTTTCTTGCCCATACATGGCGCTCTTTACAGTATTCCCTTATGCCTTGTTTTTCAAGAATAAGTGCTTTAACAGGGGCATATTCAACGCCATCAATAAAAACGTGTTTCATCGCATTCTCCTTTCCCTTAGTATATCACCACTATGTAAAAAGTCAACACATTTCAGCTAGTAAGTATGGAAAAAGCAGACATACTGGTTAAAATACTACACATACGTATTCTTATCGCTTGTATTGCATTTCCGCTAAAACTATGATATAATACTCACGTACTGACTCGGAATCGAGAGGTCATCCTTCGGGGTGGCCTCTTTTTTTATGGCTACGTGGACGGCTAGAACGATCACGGGGCAAGGGGAGATCATGGAAATTGCAGAGATTGCGGAGTTTTTGGAAAAGGAAAAGGGAAACGAAGGGGTCAAGGCGCTTTTGTCGAAGTACACGCAAGTGTCGCCTGAAAGTGTAAAAGCGTTTTTGGAGACGCAAGACGGCTCACGGCTTATTCAGCCTATAGCAGACAAGCGGGTTCAGGATGCAATCAAGACTTTTAAGGAAGGGCATTTTGAGGATGAAGTTCGGGCAAGGGTAGCGGCTGAAACGTTGAAGATCAATCCGATTGAGACGAAGGAAATGAAGCAGATCAGGGAACTGCAAGAGAAGTTTGACAAATCCGAGAAAGACCGGACACGTGCCGAGCTTCGCAGACAAGTAATTGAACTGCTTTCGCAAGAGAATATCCCCTCATGGTGGATTGACGATTTCGCTGGAAATTCTGTAGACGAAGCAAAGGTTTTCGCGCAGAAAGTGAAACAAAGTTACGATGACGAAATAGCGAAGGCGACAAATAAAATACTTGCTAGCGGGTATAAGCCTCAGTCTGGAAATGAGCAGAAAGACCCCTTGAAGATGTCGCCCGCCGATAGGAAAGCCTATTACGAAGCAGAAGCAATGAAGCGACTGGCTCCGAAGGCATAAAAGGAGAATCACATGGGACTGGAAAATTTCATCCCCGAAATCTGGAGTTCGAGCCTTCTGGTTCAGCTTCGGAAAAATCACGTCTTTGCTAATCTCGTTAATCGGGATTATCAGGGCGATATCAAAGCCGGAGACACCGTTCGTATCACCGAACTCGGTGCTGTTACTGTAGGCGACTACACAAAGAACGGCACTCTCACGTGGCAGAATATGGACTCGGCGCAGAAAACCCTGCTTATCGATCAGCAGAAGTACTTCGCTGTCAAGCTCGATGATATCGATGCCGTGCAGTCGAACGTAAGACTCCTTGACGGTATCATGCAGGAAGCCGCGTATGGTGTTTCCGACACTGTAGACGCGCACATTGCCGGACTCTATGCACAGGCCGGTGCTACGGTTTCTGCGCTTACTGTTACCGCTGGAAACGTTATTCTCAACGTGGCTAATCTGGCTCTCAAGCTCGACGAAGCGAACGTGCCTACCGGTGGTAGGTATCTCGTTATCCCGCCCTGGTACAATCAGCACCTCGTCCTTGCTGCTTCCGGTGCTGTTTCTGCGACTGCGACTTCCAAGGTCATGGATGACGGGCTTATTCTCAATGGTTACGTCGGCCAGTTCTACGGCTTTAACGTGCTTATGAGCAATAACGTCAACAACAACGGGACCGTGTGGAACATCATGGCGTTCAATAGGTCCGCGATCACTCACGCTGGACAGGTTTCTAAGGTTATGGCAACTCCTATCGAAGATGGCTTCCAGGAAGGTGTCAAGGGTCTTTATGTGTACGGCTCCAAAGTTGTACGCCCTGCCGCGCTTGTGTATTGCGCTGCTACCAAAGGCTAAGGAGTAAAAAATGGCTAGTACAACTCTTTCTGTTCTTTCCGCGACTCTCGCCGGTGCTACTATCACTGCGAAAAGCGCTGTCGCTTCCTCGGAGACCCTCACGGTTTCCCCTACCACGGCGCAGGGTAGTCTTGACTTCGCCACTCTCCATATCCGCGTAGAGAATCAGTCCACCACGGCGAGCGTCACGCTTTCCCTCGGCGCTGGTTCCGGCTGGTCCGGCGTAGGTACTGGAGCTAAGTCTATCTCGATTGCAACTGCTACCACGGTGCTTATCGTTGGGCAGTACTTCGACAGCGCACGGTTCCTCGCAACCGCAGGGACTAAGACGATCACGTTCACGCAGACTGGTACTGGACCCACTAGCTGGGAGGCGTATCAGGCCCCGTCCACACAAGAGTAGTAGTAACTCTATATAGTAAAGGGGATTAAATGATTTATCATGTTGGCTATGTTTATAAAACCGTAAATACTCAAAACGGGAAAATATACATCGGCCAACATGCTCGTGAAGAGTTTGATCCTCTTTATTATGGTTCGGGAAAACTAATTCTTGCGGCACTAAGAAAATATGGAAGGCAAGCGTTTAAGGTAGAAGTTTTATATTGGGCTGAAACTTCTGAAAGGCTTGATGAAGCTGAAATTGCTTTTATAGCGGCCTTTGATTCAACCAATCTTGACGTAGGCTATAACCTTTCATTGGGTGGCGGCATTGAATATCGTGGTAGAAAGCTAAGTAAACCTGGACTCGAAAGAGTAAAAGAATTAAGAAAAGGTAGGGTAGGCTGGAACAAGGGAAAGAAAATGCCTGAAGCGCAGAGATTGGCTATGGCAGAAAGAATGAAAGGAAAGAAGTTTCCTGAGCTTGCTTTACAAAGGGCAATAAAAGCTAATACCGGAAGAAAATTAACAGAAGAACAAAAAAAGAAAATGAGTCTTGCCATGAAGGGCAAAAAAGGAACTCGGAACGGAATGAAGACACCTGAAGAAACAAAAAGAAAACAGAGTGAATCAAACAAGGGAAAACATTCTGTTCCTATGCCTGAATCCGCAAAGGAAAAACTGCGTCAGTATTGGAAAGGCAAGCCGTGGCCTGAAGCGCGAAGATTAGCTGAAAAAAAACGGCAAGAGGTAAAACATGGGACTAGCTGATTCACTACCAGGGACGTACATTCCGCGTGATTCTGTTTCTGGCAATCTAAAGATAATCGACCCTGCACACGAAGAGATTCACGCAGGGAAACACTTCACGGCAACGCATCTTTCTAAAGTAGGAACTGGAACGGCTGTCTCTGTTATGATTACTACTCCGGCTTCTACTGTGGGACTTATTCATTTCGTATGCTCTGTATCTGCTGACAAATCAGCAACGTGGACGCTTTCGGAAGAACCAAGTGCTACCGGAGGCTCGGCTCTCGTTGCGCTGAATAACGATAGGAACTCCGCAACCGCTAATCCTGCAACACTAGCACATACTATTGCGTATACATCGGCTGGTACTGTCATGGAAACCCACATAGTAGGAAGCGCATCGACCCCGCAATCAAAGACGGGCGGTCTCGCAGAAGCAAGGAACGAATGGATACTGAAACCGTCAACGAAGTATCTGATTTACGCTATCGCTGACGCGGCTGATACGAACATTAAGGTCAACATTCCTTTCTATTATAGGTGATACCATGGCAATATTGACCGCTTCTGAGGTTTCTCTGTACTCGAACATTTCCGCAAGCGCGGCAACTATCACCGCATCGGGACTGATACCTATCGTTCAGCAAAGAGTCCTTCTCTTGGCGAATAACTATTTCAATACCGGAATCGGACTACTTTCGACGATGACGTTCTACCCGTCGAATAATTCAGTAGTAGCCGATTC